GAGATTGTTGCTGTTTATCTTCTCTCTCTTGATGTTTCTCTTCAGCTTCTCTAACTAAGTATTTGAATTCGCTTAAGTTTTCAGTTTCCATTAATTCAATTAATGTATCAAGACTAGCTTTATCATTTTGTACAAGTGCATGACTAAGTTGTTTAGCTTGCTCGAGTATTTTAAATGCTTTAGAGTTATCAGCTACACGTAGTCTAAAGTTATCTTCTAAAGAAAGTAAATCTAAATCAATTAATACCTTCTCTTCATCATTTAAGAATCCTCTAATTTTACCTGTAGAATTATTTAATACTGACAATGTCATCTCCATCATTCCTTGTAAAATATCCTGCCATAGTAAATCATGAGCAGCATGTAAAGGCTCTGTTATATTAATAGAGTGCATTGTATCTCTATAGTTATCAGTAGCAGTCATGCGCGCATTTGTTTGAGCCATACGTTGATCTGACATCCCAGCAGCTAACTTAATACTACTTTCTATAAACTCTAGTACACTAATATAATGCTGTATAGCTTGTGAGTTAGTAGCATCAACACGCTCAGCTATTTTCATAGTATTCATGTTACCAAAGTTACCTGCTCCTTTAGAGTTACTTAATGGATTATAAGGAATAATACCACCATCATCCGCAGCACGTAATGCCTCTTCAAAACCTAAGTTCTTATCTAACATGTGTATATTAAGGAATGTTAAAACACCTCTATCTTGACTAATTAATTTAAGTAGTCTAGCCATAATCACATAGTAAATCTTCTGCCATGGTTTCATTCTATCCATAATAGAAACACTATAAGCATTTCTATTATTATAAACATGACCATAGATTGGTAATTTAACCTTATATGGATTCAGTAATGATTGATAAGCATGTTTAACAGGTCCTACTTGACAGTAAACATCTTTACCTACTCTGATACCTTTCCATACTTCAGGTACCCAAACCCATTCTAATGAGAACTTTTGAGATGGATCATCATCTCCTGTCCAGTAATAGATTATTTTAGATTTAGTATAACCATCAGGGACTGTTTCTTTCTTAGCTCGCTTTGGTATTTTAAATGATTCTCCAACATATGTCTCCTCATTCTCTCCGTAATCATTAATAAACTTATAACATCCCAATCTACGTTGTGACTTCCAATAAATAGTATATACATCAACATATTCACGCAAGTTACTAACTCTATTGTTGGTAGCACTTAATCCAAGTCTACTAATATAATCACTATTAATATAACCATTGTGTGGTCCACCATATTCTTCACTTAATGCAAAGTAATCTTCTACAGTTAATCCATTTCTATCACGTGGAATATCACGGAAGTTCCTTACTTCTTTATCTTCAGACGGTTGTTTGTGGTTTGGGCCGGCGGTAAATGGATGATGCAAGCCTTTTACTGCACCACCGTATGCACCGGTTTCAGTTAGTTTTTTAAATTCAGCCTTAGAAAGGAACTCTCCGTAATCTTCAAGTACCTTATCTACAGTCATTAATTCACGGTAACCTGCGTAATCGGATTCTTGTATCCACATTACGTCTGGTGATTTCTGAAAAAATAAATTAAGTGGGTTTATTTGTTTTATGCGTGGTAAGTCATCTTCGTGTAGAGAATATATTTCAACTGCTTCTCTACCTGCTATAATAGCATCTTCGAATGTTTGATTCTTTATAAATTTGAGATTTTGTCTAGCAACAATCATCTTCATAATCCTATCAATTGCAATCTCTTCTGCAGTAGTTATGTTTTTGTATTTATCAAATATAGTCTTTGGGTCGGTTATATTTCCATACAGTTTATTAAACCTAGCTTCTAGTTCTTCAGTAGCTTTTTGAGCTTGCTCTTTTTCCATTGAACCTGCTAGTTCTTCTTGTTCTATCTTAAATAATTCTTGCATGCGCTGCAATTCTAGTTTGAATATCTCTCCAGCGTTCTCATCTATTTCACGACGTTTATCTCTGTCGATTTTATCAATAGCTCTCTTTGAATTATTTACAATACTAAATGAGAAGGGTCTATTCCACTCTTCTCCTTGCAGTGCATCAATAATGTTGTGTGTCTTATTATATGCATTAATAAATACATCTGCGTGTTCTTCTGTCCCTAAACCCTTGCAGATACTTGCTATCTCCTTACGATTTAGTTGATTGTTTTTAAGAGCGTAGTTTTCCTGGATTCTATCCCAATCGTCATACCATGTATATGATAATTCCACATAATGATCGACCATCTTTTTTCTCCACATCTTATCTTTCTTCTTAGAAGAAGTACGTTGATTTAAAAAGTATTTCATTAATAATAATTTTATCGTTTAAATTGTCTTTTATTGTATTTTAATTTATCTTCATACGAACCGTACTTCTTCGTCTTCCATTTTAGTAATTGCTCGGATATTCCATGTTCATCATAAATTTCCATATCCTCAGGATCATACCACTCTTTTAACTGAACAACAATACCCATCATAGCCATAACTAAATCGTAGTTTCCACCTCGTTCGTATTTAATTAGTTGGTTGATTAACAAATGGTCTTCCAGTCTATCAACATTACGGTAACCTTGTTTAATACTTTTTTCACCATCTTCAGTATCGTAGTATGTCATATTAGATCCACGTAAATCTAACCATTCATATACTAAATCTTCACCAATCTGCTTATGTCTAACACTTGACATAGAGTGTCCGTATGCTCTTTTGTTAGCTTTACTTCCTGGTATTATCTTTTCCATTGTAGTTATAGGAGGTCCCATTAATCTATAAGCTTCTCCTTTACGAATAAAGTATTGTGGAATACCACCATCTCTATCGTTCTCTACAGTTATTTTTGCATTGTAGTACTTAGATAACTTTAGTAATAATCTATGTACGTATTTTTTGCGGATTAAGTTTCTTACGACCAAAGTATATACCTACTATCTTTTCAGGGCCTAACCATGTTTCATATTTCCTTGTTTTAAATACAATAATAGCTGTCAATGATTTACCTGAATCTGTATTCTGTCCAATTGGATCCACAGATATAATGTATGCATCATCTGGTATTGATCCACCCATTCTTTGTGGTGGTTCGTATTGTAAGAAACACCCCTCTCGATCTGCTTCGTTATAACTATTTAATAATGGTTCTTCATCTGGTTTAGGTATAAACTCTACTCTGTTATCTATTTCTATGAGTTCACCTGGCATACGTAATGATTCGAATCCTCCTCGAGATGTAGCAATGCTAGTACGCCTTTCAACTAAGTCTTCTGTTTGGAATCTACTTCCTGTTAGGATTAAGAATGCTTCTGATAGAGTCTTACACCTTTGCGTTAAGAACATATCATATGTACTCTTCTTTCCAAAAGGAGGCTTCTTTCTTAATCGTTCTTTATTCAAAGCAAGTTCAGCAACCCAAAAACATGCATTTCCATTACGATCTAAACCGAAATAGGTTTCACCATTAATGGTTACTTTAGAACCAAAGTTAGCCCACATATCAGTTACAAAGAAACCACACTTACGTTGTGTAGGTTTGTACTCATATATATTCCTAAACGAAGCTAGATTTACTGATTCAGGTCTATCATTCATATTTGCAAAGTCTTGTGATGATCCTTTCTTACCACTATTAGCAATCATGGAACCACCTGTTCCAAATATTATAGCAATTCCTGAACGATATACAGATCCCACACGCATTGATTCTAGTGAGAATACCCACGCTGTTGCTAAGTTATTTATCTTTCCCGCTTCCTCTATATATAGTCTGGTTAATCCTTCTCCTGATGCAGCATCTGATTTGTTGAAAAGAGATGCTGTTGCTATCTCACTTCTTCTACCTCGTTTAATCTTACTTCTAGTGTTAAATAAACCAAAAGTAAAGTGACCACTATCAGCAGTTTGACTCATTGTCATATGTTTCCATCCACCATTAGTACTTGGGTGTCCTGGATTCTTTCTACCAAATGGAGTAAATAATGTAATATGATCGACTATATCCATTGCCTTCTGAAAACACAATGTAGCATCTTTTCCTTGAGCTGATGCAATAAGAACTTTTGCTTTGTTTCTAAATGCAGTACACCATACAGCTCCTGCTCCGGCTTTATATGAGAACCCCTTACGACGAGACTTAGTAACAGACATTGATTGTTTATAATCAGATGTTAATCCAAACTTCTTCGGGTTCTCTCTAGCTTCTAATTCTTTATAGAAATAATAATCCATTACAAGGAAATCAGGTACTCCTGACTCATCCTTTATAACTTCTCCTTCTTCGTCAAATTCTACTTTCTCCATCCAACCATAGTTAAGATAGAAATAGTACTCACCTGATATTCTAATACCACATGGTTTACCATCTACTTCGGGCTCATATCCTTTTATAATACGTATATATTCTTGTTCCCAAAACTTCTTATATACTTTCGTCCCAATTAAATACTTGGTATAAGAAGGTTTAATCTTCTTACCTTTAGTTGCATGATAACTTTTCATGTATGCTGTTCCTGCTGGAGAGAATACAGAAGAATCGTTAAAGTATAAATAGTCCCATAATAAATTATCTACTGGAGTATAATCTTTTGAGAAGTCACTAATCTTACCATAGATTGGTTCTATTCTTTTTAATACTCCGACATCTGGTATTGAATTCTTTATATCATCATTAGTAACCTCGTATGCAACCTTAGGATTAATTATTAACTTCTCCTTTATAGTAGGTGGTAATACAAGCTTATCATACTCTAATTGAATATTCTTTAATTCCTGTTCGGTTTTGTACATATTTAGTTATGTTTCTCAATGAATTCATCTATAATAAAGTTTGCAATAGCTTCTTTATTATCGTCACTATCTATCTGCAATCTATCTTTATCTACTTCTTTTTTAAGTTCTAACAGATCCTTAACTTGCTTATTAATCTTAGGAATCATTCCTGCCATTTCTGTTTCTCGTTTTAACTTCTTAGCGCTTAGATCTTCTAAACGTTCCATTAGTTCTATACGACTCAGGATATCCTCAGGATTAATACCTAATGATCTCAATAATGTGTTAGAGTCTGTAATCAATCTCTCCCATTCTGCAACTTGATCTCTATTCTTTTGGAGTAAATCTTCTTGTTGATCGGTTATTCGCATTGCACGTCTGTACGCACGAATCATTGGTGTTGATTGCCTCTTAGTGTATTCAATCATACACCTCTTAAGTTGTTTAGTTATTACTTTTTTACGTCCATATACTTCCTCAGCTGCATCAATTTCTGCATCTTCTGAATG